TGTAAAACAAATTCAAGAGTTTGCTGAATCAGGATTGCTGTTTGAAAATGCAAGCCCCATAGTCATTATGGAGTTGAAAAGTAGAATCAAGACCGCAATCACTCGTTATGAGCCAAGGATAGATTCCGTGCTGATTGATGTGAAGTTTGATTATGACACCAATAGCATGGTAGTAAAAATCAACTACACCATTCGCAACATCAAGAAGGTGTTCACGACAAGTGTGGTTCTTGAAAGGACTCGATAATGGCAAACACGCCTGTAGACCAGTTGGATTTTGATAGCATCAAGCAAAGCCTGAAAGACTACTTGCGTGGGCAGGAGACCTTCCAAGACTACGACTTTGAAGGTTCGACTATGAACATCTTGCTTGACTTGTTGGCATACAACACGCATTATCAAGCCTTTTATGCGAACATGATTGCGGGCGAGGCTTTCTTAGACTCGGCTCGTAAAAGAAACTCCGTGGTGTCTTTAGCCAAGCACCTCAACTACACTCCGAGGTCAAAGAAAGCATCAAGAATTAATGTAAATGTTCAATATGTGTCTGACAATTTTGTGACCGATTATAATCGAGCAAGGGCTGGAGTTTTGACTCTTCCGAGAGGAACGCAGTTTTCTGCCAGAGGTTCTAATGGTCAAACCTACATCTTCAATACGATGCAGGACTATAAGTTTCAAGTTTTGGGTACGGCCTTCTATGCCCTGAATGTCGTTTTATTTGAGGGTATTCTCAAGAGTGAGTCTTATGTAATTAACACCAAAGACACGACCCAAAAACTTATCATTTCCGATAAGAATATCGACACCGATAGTATTTTGGTTCGTGTTCAGCGGTCGGTAAGTGATACAACAGGAATTGGAGACACATGGATTCAGTCTACTGATATGACAAAACTAAACGGTGACTCAACAGCCTTCTTCTTACAAGAGGCTGAAAATGGTTACTGGCAAATTTATTTTGGTGATGGATTGTTGGGTAGAGCAGTGGAACATGGAAATGTGGTTAGAATATTTTATTTGTCAACCAATGGAAAGGATGCGAATGGAATCGGTTCTGACGATTCCGCATCTTCGCCCACATTTAGTAGTGGTGAAAGTTATTTGGCGGAGGTTGCATTTGATTCAAATGGTGTTTTGCAACCATCGTATGGAGGAGATGACCCAGAATCAACTGAGTCAATACGAACATATGCGCCCAGAGTTTATCAGGCGCAAGAGAGGGCAGTAACGGCGAATGACTATCTTGCAATTTTAGCAAAAGATTTTTCGCTTCGTTCCGAGTCTTTTCTTGTGTGGGGCGGAGAGGAAAATGACCCCCCTCAATATGGCAAGGTTTTCATCTCTATAAAACCAAAGAACTCGTCTAAGTTATCCGCCTTGGAAAAGCAGGCCATATCAACTAATATATTGAGAGAAAAGAATGTATTGACCATCACTCCTGAGGTGGTTGATGCCGACCTTACCTACATTATACCCACGATAAATGTCTACTACGATCCAAACAAAACGGTGGCAACGAGTTCAGAACTGTCCACCGCATTGTTCGCCAGAACTGTTGAGTACAGCAATAACAATTTGAATAAATTTGGTTCTAATTTCAGAGCATCCAAATTTAGCGCATTTATTGACAATCAAGACCCCGCAATCAGAAGTAGTAGTTTGAATCTGGTACTTGAGAAGCGCATTGAAATGCAGTTCAATAAAACATTAGCATATACTATTAAGTTTGACAATGTTTTGGACCACCCGATGGATGGATATCCACCTATAGTTGAATCCTCTGGTTTCTATTATGCAGACCTTTCGTCTGACGCTACGGTAAAACCCACCGTAGTCTGTTACTTAGATGACGATGGTTATGGTAATATACGACTCTATAAGTATGTCAATAATATCACTAAAGTTTACATTCTGAATGACCTCGGTACTGTTGACTACACAACTGGTAAAATCGTGTTAAAGAATTTCAATCCAATTGGCACACCCACGGGCGAACTCGAACTGAAAATACGCACGATTCCTGAGCGAAAGGATATTTTTGTGCGTAGGAATCAAGTGCTTGAAATCAGTTCAGACGACATCGAAATTAACATGATTCAGGAAAAGACGGTTATCGACAATAACGCATCGGATACAGGGTTTCCTTTCTAAGTATAAGTAGTAGGTTATGCAGGAAAATCGTAAGAAACAAATATCCGATTTGGTTCGGTCTCAGTTTCCTGAGTTCATCAGAATCGACCATCCCACTCTTATTGCCTTCATTGAGGCATACTACGAGTGGCTTCAACTTTCTGACAGGGGTGGAAAGATACTGAGTCCCATGGCTCTTGGTGATGTCCTTGATATTGACACGACGATGGATGATTTCATCGCTAATTTCAAGCAAGAGTATTTGTTCAACTTCCCAGAGCAACTTGCGGTTTCCAGAGCCACTGGTAAACCTGTAGACCCGAAAAAACTCATAAAAAATATCCGTGCTTTTTATCAGTCCAAGGGAACCGAGAAGTCTTATGAGTTTCTATTCAGAGTTTTATACGATTCTGGGCTTGAGTTTTACTATCCCAAAAAGGATGTGCTTAGGCTATCGGACGGCAAGTGGTACGAGAGAAACGCTTTAAAACTAACGAATACTCTTGGTAGCAAGATATACGATTCGGTGGGTAGGGTAATCTATCAGGTTGATACGCAGGGTAAAATAACGGCAAGCGCAAAAGTTGTTGATGTCTCCGTCTATCAGGAATCTTTATACGAAGTTGCCGAGTTGGGAATCTCAGGTAGAAACGGCACATTCCAGACTAATAAGCCAGTGTATTTTAAAACTGACACAGATACGCTTAGAGAAACCAGAGTTTACAGCGTGGTTTCTTCTGTTACCATTTCAAACGGTGGATCTGGATACCTGGTTGGTGATGATGTCGTATTCACCCCCGCAGTTGGAGATTCGGGAACTAATGCTCGGGGTAAGGTTTCGCTTGTGAGTTCTACTGGTGAGATTAGAAAAATAAAGATGGAAAATTTCGGGGTATACTATAAGACCGCCCCTACCGTGTCAATAAACACCATTTCTGGAAGTGGATTTTCAGGGACGGCCAACATCGGTTCACTCTGTATTACGGAGGGTCGATATTTAAATAGCGATGGTCTCCTTAGTAGCAGTAAGGTACTGCAAGATAACCACTACTATCAAGACTTTTCTTATGTTCTCAAGAGCGAAATTGTGTTGGACAAATATCGTGAAACCGTAAGGAGACTTGTTCACCCTGCGGGTATGGCAATGTTTGGGTTGGTATCAATCAAGAGATGCTCCAAAGAAGAAATTTCAAACTCCACTGCACTTATTCGATATGAAATACCAATCATTGGACACTATGCTCCCTACACATTCAAAACATATGACAACCTTGAGGATTGGTTCAAGGTTGTACCTGATGGTGCAACTTCGGCGGTTTCCGTGGGATATGACCCAGTTTACCATGATGGAGTGATAACCGCTGGACCTGTCTTTGGTAATCCTATAAGTAATGGTTATCCGTACCCATTGCTCACTGGTGGAATATATGGGCCGGGTGGCCGCTATCGAACGCTTGCACTCCCCGCAGAATCAACTCCTCTTTTAGCACTTCCATATGCAAGCGTCCCTGCTTTCGGTAGTGTTGATAGTGTCGGCTACCTGAAAGAGTGTGAATTGACTACAACTAAAAACTCATGTCCATTCTGGATTATTTACGAGCATCCGAACAGGAAGATTGTAGGTCCAACAATTGCACAAATCTGGAGAAGCCAAATTGTAGATAATTTAGAGTTTGATTGGAAGTGGATTGAGCAATGTACGGTAACTGGAGGAAATGCTCCCACGGGTTGGACGGCTGACTTCTACGGAGACAACCCAGTCGAAAAGAAGTACGCATTTCTGACCTACAACCCAAACTCTGAATTTAGAAAGATTACTACAGGGGCTTTTTTCCAAATGCCAATAGGCAGTCCATATGATTGCAGAACCGAAGGGGTTGATATATCCGAACCCATCATTTCGATAGCCAGTCCGAAAAACAATCAGGTAGTCAATGGTGGTGGAAGTATTGGGTTGACCATGCAGGTGGACATCCAAAACATCAACAACAATTCAGCATTGCCACCAAACCATAGAATCAGTAGGTTAGTTATTCAGGTGGATGGATCGGATGCAGAAGCCGAAGAAATTTCAATCAATCCTTTGTCATTGACATCCAAAGTATATGGGCTATCAAGAGGTATTCATTGGATAAGAATTGTGCCAATCACCGAATCAGGTTTCCCCTCTCCTGTAATTTTGCCCGCAGAAGTAACATTCATTTGGAATCCATAAACCCCTAATAAATAGAAACGCCATGCCCCCATCAAGTTGCGACCCATTTCGCCAAAATCACAGAATGTTTCTTGCAAACTGTCTCTTGGACAGATATAGCGATATTTCCGACGAGAATCTATTTTTATCTATTGGAAAGATAACCGCATGGGCAGGGCTTGATGATAAAAGATTACCCTCCTCGGATTCAGTAAAAGATAACATAGACTTTTGGAGAGGTATTATTGCGGCAAAGAGAATAAATCGCTCGGATGTGTCACTTGTTGTCCGCAGAATAGATTGGCAACCGGGTAAAGTTTTTGATCCATACCGTGACGATGTTGACTTGTTCCCTGATAACACAACCTATGACTTCTACGCCTTAGTCGATGATGAGCGTGTTTATGTTTGTATTGACAACTACGGTGGACAGCCTTCCGAATACGCACCTTCACACACTGATTCGATTATCAGAACATTGGCGGATGGGTATAGGTGGAAATACCTCTACTCAATACCCGAATCGAAAAGAAAATTCCTAACTCGAAGCGACACTGGTTCAGTGGGGTACATGCCAGTTGAATATGTGGATGTGCTTCGAGTGAATGATGAAAGAAATCTTCAGTGGTTGGTTCAGAGAGCGGCTGTAAGTGGAAAGATTGAATTTGCTTATGTTGACGACCCAATAAAGAGATATTGGGTAACTACGCAGTCTTGCGTTCTTCCAAACGACGAGAATGTAATATCAACTCATATACCCGTTGGCGCAACACAAGCAACTATCTATTCCAATCAACTTGGGGCTGTGGATATTTACACAGATATGATTTTTTCGGTTGAAACTGGGCCAGGTCAAGGCCAGAGAAGGCTAATCAAGGATTACTCATGGATAGGTGGTGGAAATGCTGAAATTGAGTTTGACGCTTTGGTGAGTGGATTGTCGGGAATCGGCGCAGATACACCATCAACATGGAGCATAACCCCAAGAGTGACGGTTGTGGGAGATGGTTTTGGTACAAGCGTAATAAACCCCACCATAAAAACAGCAGATATCTCAGTCAAATTTGGAGAGACTGTAAATATACCCGCCGATGCGTGTACGAATTATGTACCAAGACTTGTGTCGAGAATTGAAGTCGTTGATGGCGGTCGGGATTATACCTTTGCGACATTAGATATACCCAAGGGAATAACGACCTTAGCGGATGCTCCCGCAACATATCAAACAGTATCGCCTTATTTACACGCAGTAATTCCCCCAAACGGAGGACACGGTGCAGATCCAGTTCGTGAACTGGGTGCTAAAGCGTTGATGATTGTCAAGGAGTTTGACGGCGAAGAGGATGGGAAAATTGATGTAGACAATGACTATCGACAAGTGGGAATATTGAGAAATCCCCTTCTTTCGGACAAGCAAGTTCGCCTCAAATTTTATCAACCCGGTTTATCTGGTTCATTTACGGTCGGTCTTACCGCAGGATATGGTACAGGTCCATATGGAACGGTCTTGGAATGGTGTAGGGGATTAACTGGAGTTACAGGAACAAGCGAACTTGTTTTAGGTGATATTCGAGGCGGTACTTTTGCACCGGGAATGACCGTTGGCACTCTGAAGATATATGACGCTTTACCCATAGTGTATGCTGGACAAGAAGCACGGCATCTTCTTGACTTAAGATTGGCTTCGGTAAACACCGTATTTGCAGAAAATGGTTCAGATTACAGTAGAAATTGTTTTGGAAATGGCGCAGGAAACTTGGTTTCAAATGTCGCCCAGTCACGGTCTTCTGGTCAAATCTTCTGTTGGGAACCCGATGGTGGCACAAATAAATTCGGAGTGCTTTCGCTTGAGTTCCCTAAAGGTGAATTCTACTTGGGTGAGAGCATAGTTCAGACTGCTCCAACATTCCATGTATTTGGCACATCAAATGGGTACTCTGGGCCGGGTATAATAACATCAATAGATACTCACATAGAAAATCTTTCAAACGCTTATGATCTAACGACTACTGTAAGAATAATTGGTGATGATTTTGATGATGAAACCTTCCTTCCCGACTCACAGGTCTACTTTGCAAATGGACTGACATCCGAGTTTAATGGTTACATCATTGATTGGATTCCCGCCACAGGAGGCACAAGCGGGACAATCAGAATGGCAGGAGTTCAAGGGACTGCGCTTACTGGTCAAAGTGTTAGTTACACCACTTTAGGTGCATCGGGAACGACAACTTCGGTTAGTGGAATCATATCACAGGTTTTGCATCGGGGTGAGTTCAAATATAATACTGGTGAGATTCTATACATACAGAATATGGACCCCATCACCAGAGATTTAGAGCAAAAAGAAGAATTCAAACTCGTATTCGAGTTATGAGGTAATTAAAAGATGCCATCTTACAATTCCGATCTGTTCAACACCGACCCATACTATGATGACTTCAATGAAGATAAGAAGTTTATGAAGATTGTCTTTAGGCCCGGTTATGGTGTTCAGGCCAGAGAACTGTCTCAGATTCAAACAATCATTCAGAACCAAATTGAAAGATTTGGTAATGGAATCTACGAAGAGGCCAGTATTGTAACTGGCGGAAAAATCAATGTTAACAGTTTGAAATTCGCCCGTGTTGAAAACTTGGTAGGTACAAATTCAATAGATGATTTTGTGGGTGTTTTCATCGGGGCTTCGGCGGCACCAGGAAGTCCCAAAGCAAGAGCGAGGATTGTCCACGCCGAAACGGGCCTCACAACATCCTCGTTGGATAATTTTAATGTGATCTATTTTGACTATATTGAGGGTGGAACTGGATTTACTGATGGAGACATCATCGGTGGAACTGCATCAGATGGTGTAACTTATCTCACGGCAAGTGTTACTGGATATTGGACTGGTTCTGGACCTTATCCGGTGGGAGACGCTTTGGTCGTTTCGGTTGATGAGGGCGTAAGATTTGTTGATGGGTTTTTTACATTTCACGAATCTCAGTCATTGGGTGCTTATTCGCTAACCGGTTCTGTGGGTAGTGAAATTCGTCAGTTTAGTCAACCGACTACAAGTGTTGGATTTAGTGTTGATAAATCATTTGTAACGAGCGATGATGATACTTCATTGAACGATCCTGCATATGGGTCTTACAATTACAACGCTCCGGGTGCAGACCGTTATAAGATAGATTTGGTACTCTCTCAGAGAGGATATACGGCAACAGAAACAAGTGCGGTTGATAACTTTTCTCGAACCGACTTCGTTGAGTTCATCAGACTCGTCAATGGTTCTCCTATTAAGATCGAGAAGTACCCCGATTATGCGGGTCTTGAAGATACTCTTGCTCGGCGTACATATGACGAATCTGGAAACTACACGGTTCGCCCTTTTGAAATCAATCTTTCGAATGGCGGTGGACTTACAGACGGTAACATTAACGCTACGCTGAATGTTGATTTGGAACCCGGTAAGGCTTATGTATTTGGTTACGAATTTGAGACTCAGGGTTCTGTTCGATTAGGTCTTTCCGCACCAAGAGGGAATGACTCGGTTCGTTCCGTTAGCGATGTAAGGATTCCCAGAGGTGTAGGTCCATATTGTGAGGTTGAATTCTCTGGAATCACAGCGTCTTTGACTGGTTTCTTAGGATTCCCACGGGAACAGTTGGTCTATTTGAGCAACAATCAGTACCCAAATAGTCTGAATAGAATTGGAACCGCCAGAATTCGTGCGATAGACCATCAGGGAGGTTTGATTTACAATCTTGGAATGTACGACATCGAAATGTCTGGGACTGCATCTTTTGATGATGTCACCAGAATATTTGTTGACTCTACTGGACCATCACACGCTTTCTCGGTTACTGGTTCGGGGCTGTTGTTCACACAGAACTCAAATCTTCTGTACGAGATTCCCTCTGGTATTCGGTGTAAGCAATTCAACGATGCCGACTATGCAGTTTCCTACCACAAAGAAATGACATTAGGGCCGATTCCTCCCACGGGAATCACGGCAATAACTGTTAACACTGCATCATATTCGCTGTCGTACAACGATGTGTTCTTCTCGATTCCGTCTGGTGATATTGCGAACATCCCATCTGAAAATATAACCGTATTTGATGCGATGGGTCCGATTTCAGGAACCGCCGCTCTTGGAGCAAACGACAACGAACTGTTGGTAACACTTCAGGGAAGAGGTGTAACACAAGGCAACAAGATATGGATTTCGGCCAGTATGGATGTGGATGGAATCGCCTATCCTGATAGCAGACGCAGAAAAACTCTTGCGGTTGCTGATATTACGGGTGGTGCGGGTTCAACTGGTTTGTATGCAGGAATGACCACCGATAGTTATGGAAATAATCTTTACTATCTGGGTGGTTTAGTTGATGTTGTCGAGGTGTTGTCACTCACTGGATACAAAGGCAACTCATATGAGCAGATAAAAAGCCACTTCATATTTGACAACGGACAGCGTGACAATCTCTATGACTGGTCAAGAATGGTAATGATTGCGGGTACGACAGGAATGTCCGCTAATGGTGCATTTGCGGCAACAGTCAGATACTACTCAAGAAACACCGCCGAGCGAGGGCCTTTTACGGTAGATTCTTACACCGATACGGGGATTGCGTACTCTGACATCCCCGATTACACCAGTAGAACCACTGGTAAAAAGTATAACTTGGCCGATGTGATTGACTTCCGCCCCGACAAGACTTCGGATGGTAATGTTACGCATTATCCTTGGATTCCTGTGAATGTTGCGGCGAACGACAATCAGTTCTCATATGACCACTATCTTAGCAGAACAGATAAGATTGTCCTTACCAGAGACAGAACCTTTAATGTGGTCAAAGGAACTCCGAGTTTAGACGGCATTATTCCTGCTGATGATCCAAACGCAATGACGCTCTACACAGTCACCCTCAACCCTTACACATATGATAAGGATGATGTATCGGTTAGATACATCGACAATCGCCGTTACACCATGCGTGACATTGGCGACCTTGAAAAGCGGATTGAGGCAGTCGAGTACTACACGACTCTTTCATTGCTCGAACAACAAGCCAAGACACTCTCAATCGTTGATTCTAACGGTATTGAAATGCCCAAGAAGGGCATATTGGTTGACCAGTTCAAGGGTCACAATATCGCAGACACAAATAATCCAATGTTTGCGGCATCTATCGACTTTGAGAAAAATGAACTCAGGCCACCATTTGAATATCGGGTTTTTGGTTTGAGTGGGCAAACATATACATCAGGAATCACAGCATCGGGTGATGGTATTGTAACTCTTGATTACTCGGTAAAGAATGAAATAGTCCAACCATTGGCTACTACGAGTGTCAAGATAAACCCCGCAGGTATAGTTAATTACATCGGCACAATATCAATCAGTCCGCCCGGCGATTTCTGGTTTGATACAGGTATTACTGCTTCCATCCGTGTGAATGTAGATGGCGAAAATGATGGTTGGCAGACAACCAGAGGTTTCGGCTCTCAGTGGAATGATTGGGAATCTATCTGGTACGGTCGAGAAGTTCAGAGTGAAAAGACAACCAAGCCAAATGTAATAAATCTCGATACTATCATGGGTTCCGCCCGTTCTATAAATCTTGACACATCGTTCAAGACGGGCGTTCCCGAAGGTATTAAGAGGAAGTCAAATTCGAGAGTTACCCGCAAGGATGTTGTTCCATATATCAGAAATAAGACCCTCACAATTACAGCCAAGGGGCTTAAACCCTCAACGACATACTATGTGTTCTTGGATGGTGTGAATATCACCAATAAGTGTACATTTGGTTCGCAGTCAACAAATAGTAAGGGTGAGACACCAATCATAACTTATAACATGGCTAATGACACAACGAATGAATTCCTTACGGGTAGGCGTGTCTTTAGAATCACGGATAGTTCGACAAATACTGCATCTGAAGCAACCATGTCAGCGGATGGTGTATATCATGTCACGGGCTATATTGACACTTTATCGGAGGACGGGATTCTTTCAACTCGTTCAGCCTCAATTAGAAGAAAAACTCCCAAGTCAAATAAAGTGCAGTCTAATCTGACGGAACTCCTTTCAACTGATTTCTTTGGTTTCACGGAGCCACTTAGCCAGACATTCTTTGTTGACCCTGTAAAATACCCCGATGGAATATTTGTGAAAAATGTGGGTGTTGCCTTTGCACAGACAAGCACAAATCCAGACATTCCTGTGACACTTATGCTCAAGCCGACTACATCTGGATATCCGCATCCCTCGAAAGTCATGCCGTTTGGAGAAGTAACTGTCTATACTGGAGCAATCGGAACAAGCACAGATGCTTCAAATATCACAACATTTACCTTTACCAGTCCCATCTACTTGTTGCCGGGCTATGAGTATGCAATTTCATTGGCTACAAACAGTAGCGATGTGCGTGTCTATAAGTCGGTCGTGGGTGAAAACATAATAAACACCGATCCAAATGATCCAGATCGTAGAGCGTCCAAACAGCCCGCTATTCGCAGTCTGTTCACGGCTCAGAATACGGGTGCATTGAAGAAAAGCGATATCGAATCAATCAAATTCCGCATCGGTGTGTGTTCGTTCTCACCGAAGAATGGATATGTGGAATATAATAACAGCAACGAAACTTACACGACCTCAACCAAATTCGATGCGGGTAGAATAAATGTTAACTACATTACCCCATCGAATACTACGGCCACATTTAGTGATAGTGGATTGATATCTAATAGCGGTTTCGTTCAGTTCTTGCCTAACAAGAACTTCGACCGAGCGGCCAACACTTCGGCAAATAGGGTGTTCAATCCACTAAACACCACACTCAAGATGAATTTTGTAGGTACAGAGTACGCCTCACCCGCCGTAGATTTGAAGTACAGTCACTACTTGGTTGTCCACAACAAGGTGAATGATGCAAGTACTCTTGCCGAAAACAATGAACTTTTGGCTTTCAACTATGGTGCTACGGCTCCATCTGAGGCTCGTTATATTACTAAACAAGTGATACTCGAAGAGGGATTTGAGGCTACAAATATCCATGTTCAGATGTCTTTGTGTAATCCATACTTGTCTTGGGTTCAGGTTTTCGTCAGACCACTTCCTTTGGGACAGAACGAGTTTGAAAATGTAGGCTACACACAACTCACAAGTTCAGATGTAGGGACTGGACTCTCGACAAATACGGGTTATTCTCAGAATAATGAGGCATTTAGGGAGGTCACATTTAGCGCAAGCGATTTGCCACTGTTCCGTGCCTTTACCGTGAAGATTGTGATGTATTCTGAGAGTGCGACACAGGCAGGAAATGACCCGAGGAGTTTGCCAAGAATCAAGAACCTCAGGATCGTTGCCACATGAAAGACAAGATACCAGTAAAAGATGAGAATGGATTGGTTAGGGATGTTTCCTCGAAGGCCATCTTGTCTGTGGACAAACAAGCCATCAGGCTGTACGAGGAACGGCGTAGAAAAATCGAAACTGACAAAAATAGACTAAATAGACTCGAAGCAGAGATGGCCGAACTCCGACAGGTCATCGAAGAATTAAGGAAGAAATAAACCATGTCATGTAGTTGCACAGGAAATTGCGACCTTATCAGCATATCTCCGCTCGTCCTTTCGGACACATTTCACACATGGTACGATAGAACTAACGAGATTATTGACAATTTAAACAATGTCAATATCTACGATGTTGCGGGTGCAGTTACAGGTGGCTTAACATTTTATGATGGTTGCGGTGCGGGGAACTATAACGGAGTTCGCACTTTTGCAGTCAATGTTGGACCTGGTATCAATGTAAATACTGGATATGCTCCAAACAAGGTTATCATTGATTTTTCTCAATCGACTGGTCTAACTCAATTTGGTCCTACGGGGTGGGAGGGGCAAATTCCCGCAAATGTTGATACCGCCTTCCCTAATGTGGATGACTGGTATTTGATGAGTGATGCGAGTGATAATTCACTTGCAACGGGAGCGGGAACACCTAAGCGAATTAAAGCCAAGCAGATTCTTCCTCCGAGAGTGTATCTTCCCCATGATTTCCAGTTCCAAGGCAAGGTGAAGATTGTCGGTGACCTTGAGGTTTCTGGAACCAGAACTTTCGTTGACTCAAACGACATCGCATTTGAGGACAAAATTATTGAGTTGGCTTATGCTCGCTATGTTGAAGTTCAAGCCACAGGCATCACTGACCCAAACGGTTGGCCTGCCGCAGGTGCTACATTCTATTACTTTGATAACGGTGTGGGGAATACCGCAAATCCCACAACGATTGGTAAAATCAAGGGATTGACTTTCAGTGGTGCTAACACAATTTTCCAACTGCACAATTTCATTGTTGGTGGCGTTAACGATATAGCACCTCTTGGTATCATTAGTATTACTGGCACGACTTTCGACTTCTTTATGGTTGCGGGACCAACGACACACACTGCATTGTATGATGACGACCTTCTCGACGAGGCAGGTATTCGTGTTAGGGGCGCATCTTCAGATAAGGATTTTCTTTGGGTTTATAGAAACGGTAACGGCGATGTTCTCTATGACGCTTTTGTGACCAACAAAAATATTGGTGTCTCGGGGGGCAACAACGCAATTATCGCATCTAAGTTCCGCTCGTTCGGATATGGTTCTCCACACGATAGCACCTATCAGTTCATGGGGTATGAGGCGGGCAAGCCGACCATCATACTCGGTGGCTCTACTGGAACTGCAAACAGTTACGGTCAATATGGATACTGGTCAATACAGCATGATAACCAAGGAGCAACTGGAGAACAGCAACCTCTTGTGTGGAAGTTCAAGCGTTCAACTTTGGCGGGTGATTCGGACACCCAAAAATTTGCCATTTTCTCGGGTGCTTCTGGGTTCACATTTCCGACAATAACAGTAACGGGTCAGGGTAACAATACAGTAACAAACTTTGCTCAAGGTTTGAATGTTGATTTCCTTGATGGGGCGCACGGCACAACTCTACCCACGGCATGGTCTATACCGATTTCTCTCACCGATGGGTGTATTGATGATAGATGGGTTCGGGATACTGCGGCTAAGGCGATTACACGAAAGTTTACTCAATCAGGACACGCTTTCGTGATGGGCGATGTTGTTCGCATCAATCCAGATGCTCAGGGAATAACTTACGCTCGGGCAGACAACAAGGAATATGCAGAGGCACTCGGTATTGTAAGTCGTGTATCGGGAAATGATGTGTATGTGATTTCCGAAGGATACATTGATGGATTGACAGGTACAGTCTCCGCAAACATTACTGATGTTCTTCCGCTTGTTACGGGAAATGTGTATTTTCTTAGCCCCGATAATGCGGGAGCAATGATTTCAAATCCTGATGATGTTTCAACAGGAACAAGTGGAA